CGCCAACGAACTTACCAAGGTCGAAGCCGAGATCCGTTCCGCGCAACTGCGCGAGCGTTTCGCGTCATCGAGCGCTGTTGAGAACATGGTCAAGAAGACCGAAGAGCGCTCGCTCGAGTATCGCGATTCCAAGAAGTACGAGATGCAGTTCGCGAACTACATGCGCACTGGTGCAATCCCGGAACAGCGTGAACTCATCACGACCGCTTCGAGCTCGATTCTCATCCCGAAGCTGTACCAAGATTCAGTGCTCAAGTACCTATCTGCGCAGTCGATCATGCGCAATTTGGGTGACCTGCGCACAGGAGTTCAGGGCTACCAGGCGCTGCGCTACAGCACGCTGAAAACCGCTGATTACACATCTGCATGGACGTTGCCCGATACCGGAAGTGTTGTAGCAGCGAATTCAGATCCTCTGTTCACCGAAGTGGCGCTTGCTCCGGTTCTTTGCTTGCCAAAGACCGAAGTGTCGCATCAACTCATTGCACAGTCTGACCCTGGATTCCCCGTGGAACAGGAAGTGCTCTCGCACTTGCAGGTTCAGTTGTCGAAGAACCTTGAGTGGGGCTACATCGGTGGTACTGGCACCAACTCGCCGAAGGGCATCTTTACCGTTAACTCCACAACAGGCATCAACATCACAACCGCAACAAGCGCCTCGACAACCCGCGCAGCAGCAATCACCGCTGGTGTAACTGTTGCCAAGTTGTCCGAAATGCGCTACACGAAGTTGCCTGCCGCGTATTGGGGATCCGCTGCATGGATCATGCCGCAAGATGTGTACGCAGCAATCGCAGGAATCTTAATCAACGGCGTTCCAATCTTTGTTCCGTCTGCTGATGCTGCCTTGGTCAATGCAGCTCCGTTTACGCTCATGGGTTTGCCAGTTTACGTAACTGAGTACCTGCCAGCGCACGTTGCTACAGGCTCCACTGGCAAGAACGTGCTTGCGTGCTTGGGCAACATCAGTGAAGCATTCGCCATGCGCGAGTGGGGAACGATGTCGGTCACCCGCGACGAGTACAGCCTTAGTGGTACTGGGCGCATCCGTTACCAGGGCATGATGTTCGCCAACTCCGACTTCACCCGCGTCAATGCGCTAGTGCAGTTGCAAGTTACGAACGCCTGATTCTGAACCTCTCATCCTTCAGGTGGGTGGGGCTTCGGCCCTACCCACCTGCAGCGAGGAACAATGGCTCTAGACCTTGCAAAGTTCCGCAGTTGGGCCCGCATTCCTCACACGGAGGATGACCCGGCTATTGGCATTGCATGGGCAGCAGCCGTACGCGAACTAGAAGAGCGAACCGGGTGGTGCGTGGAGTCGGTCACCAGGACGCAGTGGGTGCCCGCAGCGCCCTTGACGATCTACGGCGGTCTGTACCTCCGTTTGGAGCGCCAAGGCGACCTGGCGGGCACTACGGCCGTCTACAGCGACAGCGCGACAGTGCCCCTTACCGGCACGTGCGCAAAGATCATGATCAACGGTCTGGTCTATGTCGATATGGACATCGATGCACTGACCTACCCAGTAACGCTGACCGTAACAGCCGGCAACGCAGCGCTCAACCCGTTGCTCGAGATGGCGCTACTCCAGCGCGTGGCACACCATGTGGCAAGCCGCGGCGATGACACGGTTGCCCTGGACTCGACCTACTGGGATCGGATCACCGGCATGATGGGCAAGGGGATTGGGTAATGGCCGGCCACGTTCCATCCGGAATGATGCGCCTCGTCATGACGGCGCAGAATCCAGTAGCCACGCTCGACGCGTTCGGCCAGGCTTCTGAGTCTTGGCTCTCGTTTGCCAACATCCCGGTGCACATTGAGAACGCCAACACGGAAGAGACAATGGATGACGGCGGTTCAAGCGTGCGCACGGATTGGCGCATCCTTGCTGCTTTCCACCCGTCGGTAACAACCCGCTCCAGGCTTCTGCTAGTAGACAACGGCGTGACGCGCACGTTCTTCATCAAGGGCTGCTGGGACAGGGATCAGAAGCGCCGGCGCCTTGAGATCAATGCGGTGGAGGTGTTGCCATGAACCCCGTGAAGATCACCATCGACACCAAGGAAGTCACGCAGACACTTGCGCGTCTTTCGCCCATGCTCAACGAGGCAGTGCGCAAAAAAGCAATCCGCAAAGGCTTCAAGCCGTTTGTCCCGAACTTGAAATCCGTTCTTTTGAACGCCCCATACATTCGCGGCGGCAAAAAAATCCATCGCAAGGGCATTGCATCTGCTACTAAAGTCAATTCACCCAAGCGAATGGGCGGCCCAGGCTCGCCTATTCGCGCCGAGCTCGGGGTGCAACTTGGCAAAAAAGGCGGCGCTCGCGCTGGTGGAAAGCAATTCGTCTACCCGTGGAAAGAAAACGGGTTCATGCACAAGAATTCTGGTTTGATGGTTTCCGGAAACCACGTAGGCGAACTGTGGGGAAAGGCAAACGTAGCCAGGATTATGCGAGCGATCAGCACAGAGATTCTCATTGAGGCTCGCAAGATCCTCGGAATGGTGAATACCAGTGTCCCTAAGTAATATCCAACGCGCTATCCAGTTTGCATTGGAATCCAGCGCCGACACCTTCTGTGGCGTCCGGCAGGCGGGCGTGGCAACTCCTTGTTTCGTCTACGAAATCACTAGTGCGGTTGCGGATGTTGCGACATCGGGCATACCTGCCTTGTGCCACTGGACAATGACCGTCCAGGTGGAAGCGATAGCCGACACGCTCGATCAGTGCCTCGGACTGGTTGACGATGTGCGAAATACCTTCATGTCGCCAATCACGAATACCACCTACGACTGCGTTATGGTGGTCTCCGGGTTCAGCGTGACCATGAGCACCGAATCAATAGATGACGGCAAGACCGATGCGGAGCGCATCGGCAATATTCAACTTGAACTACTTGTACAGGAGACAACCTAATGGCAATCACACCAGGCTACGGCGGGGCGCTCACGCTTAACTTTCAATCATCGACGGCCGCTACATACTTTGCAAAGAATGTGACGTTTAGCCACTCTCGCTCGTCTCTCGACTCGACAAGCCTTGCCGACTTCGCAGAAAAGCGAATGCCCGGACGCATTCAACGCAGCGTCACATTTGACTGCATGGCGGACAGCGCTTTAGACGTAGCGATCCGAGCGCATATGAATCCAGCTTCTATAGCAGACGCTCAAAACAGGAGTGTGGCATTTAGTTACACGGACAAGGGTTCAGTGGCGTACGTACTAACTGGGCACATCACTAGCGCAACACGCACGGATGACGGCTCCGGCCCTGGCATGTGGTCAATCAGCGTTGAGGAGGCTTAATGCCGTTCGATCTCTCTTCAATCTCACCGAAGCCGCGGCGCGTGGATGTGCCTGGTGTCGGCGTCATCATGGTGCGTGAGCCAACGATGGCGGACTACACCCGCGCGGCCGCTGATCCGTACTGGTGGGCGGCTTGCTTGTCCTGCATCGATGGGACTCCATTCGTGCACAACCACGGCGAGATGGCAAACGTCCGAGCAGACATTTGCTCGGCGCTACTTGCGGAGATCAATCGAGAACGTTTTACGACGCCGCCGAACGGCGGCTCTGGAGAATTGCAGACGCCGAGCAACGCATGAACATGAGCGGACTCATTGCCAAATCAGAACTCACCACCCTTGAGCGGTGCGAGTGGCTGCTTACGGCCTTGGTGTGCAATGCTGTCGGGCAGAAGCCACAACGCTGCATCCCCTGGTTGAAGAAGGAAACCTATGGCAGATAAGAGCATGAAGGCTGTCATTCGCGCGGAAGTCGATCCGTCCGGCGTCATCAAGGGCGTGGCGGCAACCAATCGCGAGTTGGCTAAGTTGAACAGCAAGACCAGTGCTATCGCTGTCGGTGCATCGTTCAACATGGCGCAGATGGGGTTTCAAATGCTTATGGGTGCGTTCCGGATCATGGACAGGCGGATGACCGACCTAGCGCAAATGTCGACCCGGTTCTCTCCTGAAGCCCAACGAGGCGTAATGCAAACCAAGATGCTTGAACTGCGCAGAGAGCAATTTATGGCAAACACGTTTGGCATTGATGTAGCCGGTGCAGAGCGATCAAAGCGCGAAGGCATTCAACGCCGCGCTGAATCAGACGTATCAGCTGGTGCTGGACAGATTTCATTCTTTGAGAGCCTCAAGCAAGATGCAATGTCATTTGGAAATGACTTGCTTGGATCTGCAGCGCAAGGCATAAGCGATCCGGGCGAATTCTTTAAAACTAGTTCCTTTAAAGATCGTTTTAAACGTATGCAGGGCTATATGCCTTTCTTAGATCCAAACATCTTGGAACGCGGTGGCCGTAATGGGCAAGTCGGCGTTGATTTAACAGCGATGGGGCAGATCGGGCAGAACATGACCGCTGGTATGAGCGACAACAAAGACCGCGACGTACAAGTCAAGAACGCATTCATTGACGCGGAAAACTTGCGACTCATGCGCGAACAAAATCGGCTTTTGAAAGGTGGCTCCTAATGGCTTTTACCCTTGTTGAAAAGGCAAACAGCCGCAGTTACTCCCTGACACAGACACCAGGTGAATCCTCAATCACCGTGCAGTATCTGATGACATGGAGCAGCGCTAGCACCACTCCAACCGAAGCACAGATCCTTGTAGCAGCAGGCACGCCACCTAGCCGACTAAGTTCAGGCGTCTACAGCGGCAATTCTTACCTTAAGACAATGGTTATCCGTGAGGTTTCCATTGAGCCGGTACGGGAACGGCAGAACGCTTGGATCGTCACGCATCGAGCGAGCACCCGCAACGGGACAATGCTCGACAACGGCGGCTCGTATTGCACGTGCACACGCGCGACCGTGGTGCGATCAACGGCCATGTACCGCAAGAACGCAGCACTAGCAGCGAGCGGAACCGTTACATTCTCCGGTGCTGCCGACATCGGTGGCTTGAAGGTCGACACGAACGGCAAGCCAAAGGTGTACGACGTACCGCAGCAACTTGTGACCATCGAAACGCAGTACGACAGGACGCTTCCGCAAGGATCACCACTTGCCGAGCCGGACTGGGCTACCTACACCTCTTATGTTGGTGCTCGAAACAGCGCAGTGTTCTTAAACTTCCCAATCGGCAGTCTGCTCTACCAGGGCTTTCAAACCGCACCGGAAGACAATTACTACCGAATGTCGCACACGTTCCTATACGACGCGTGGCTACATCTCGAGCAGATCCCGGCGCCAAACCCGACAGGGGAGCCGATCCTGACTGCTGGAGTCACTATCGGCGGCGTTCCAATCTTGCAAGTCGACAAGGTGGTCTACCTTCAACGATATGACACGCTGTCCGCGTTCTCCGGCATCTTGGCCGCTTTGGATCTGACTGCCTTGACTAACCCCAAGCCACTGGCGATCGCATAATGGCATGGCAGAACCCCATCTTCAACGGCAACCTCTATGGCGGGCTCACACGCTTTGCTATGAACGGGTTTGCGCAGACTCAACGCGTCAACACTGCGAGCGCAGCTGGAATCAAGTTCGCGCAGGGAGAGGCGTTCCGCAAGCCATCGGTTACGGTCGGACTCGTTGAACTGATCACAGCAACGCTTTACGCTCCTAACCGATGGACGTATAGCGTCAAGATGTGGCACCCGACTCCGATCGGTGGCGGTGGAATTACCTTGCCCACAAATGACAAGGCATTTACCTACGCGGCTGCGATCAACTTGCGCGAGTGGCACAACACTCTAAACATCGTCGACGGTATGAACATTAGCGCGGCGCCGGCGGCGACTATCGGCCCGGTAGGTTCTCAATTCGATACGGTTTCCAATAGTTGGCCATTGACAGAACTGAGCGCCAAGGTTGAATTGCATGTGTGCTACGACTCTTCCGGCGACTTCTTCCCGTACTTTGACCGCCCCAACCCAGTGCGCTGCGTACCTGTTGATCCGGAAGAAGGATAACTTATGGCCAACCTAACCCTAGTAACGCCGATTCCGCCCCAAGTCATCTGCAAAGGTGAGGTGTTCGCCGTCTCGATGCACGTCCACGATGATGGCGCGAACCTGCATTGGACAACTAGCGGACTAACGCCGAAGGGCTACATCACCGTGGGCACGGTCAAACTCGAAGGCACTAGCTTCGTTGTCAACGCTAGCGGCGGCACAGCCACCGTGTCCTGGACTGCGGCGCAGACGCTGACCGTAGACGCCAACTCGTGGGGCACCATCGTCCTTTACGCCGACCCGACATCCGGCAGCGAGAACCGACACATCGCAACCATCTTCGCACGAATTACAGCAGAGGCCATACCGTAATGTTTACGAGCAACTTTCGCAAAGCATTGTTTAGCGGTTCTGAATCTAGCAAGATCAAGACGTTTGTATCTAGCGCAATTGCAGGAACTGATTCGGTTGACTTTGTAATCGCTGGCGATAGCAATACCAACTACGGCGGTTGGGGTTGGACAGATGGCCTTGCTTTTTCTTTGCGAGCCGCAGGAGCAAACGATTATGCCACGCCATTGCTTCCAGTGTTCTCAAGAGAGTCCGCGACGTTTTATGGATTGGATTCTCAATTTGACGCGTACGGGAAAATCCTTGAAGATGAGTCGGTAGCAAACGCTGGTGGCCTTGGCGCACTCGGTGGCACTTTGCAAAAAGGCACAAGCGCAAACACCCCTGAACTCTTTGCGCTTATGTCCCGTACAAGCGGGACACTTCGCCCGAACGCCTCGCCATTTAATTACGGCTACATTGCTTCTGGTAATTGGGCCGACTGGATTGGTGGAATAAACGCATACCGTTCTACTACCTATCTTGCTTGGGTCGGTGATGCTTTGAAATACCGAGTAGTACACGCAAAGGGCCCTAGTTTTGGCACGATCCGTTTACAGTTTCGGAAAGATGGGTACGGAGGTGATGCAAAAATTGGAACAGCCACTTCGGTTGCGTGCGCTGACACTTCGTATTCATGGACAACTTCCGAGCATTCTTTAGCAGCGGACAGTAGTCGAACCGGTAAGGGGCACAAATCTTGTTATGCAGACGACACTGGTGGCTCCGGTTGGTTAACTGGCCCAGTGGCACTCGCGCTGCACTCAATCTCGCGCGATGTAAAGGGAATCTGTTGTACTTCAATGGATCACTACGGTGGGGCAAACACAAAACAATGCTCAGACAACACCGTCGGCGCTCCTTTGATTGTCAATGCTTACCTTAAAGAAATCCGTACGCGTCAAACTGACCGAGGAGGTACGGGCCGTGTCATTGTCATGTTCCAAGGTGGAGTAAACGGAACAGGTGCAAGCACATTTGCAGCCGACGCTACTGCATTCTTCCAAGCATGTGCGACACAATGGAGCGCTCTAGGTTTCCCAGCGTCGGATTTAGGATTTCTTGGTTTGACAAGTCACCAAAATAACAGCCCTGACACACTTACCACAATCCGCGCTAGTGCGTCCTCAATTGCATCACAATATTGCATTGTCAACGGTGACACACTTGCCAGTTACGCAACGCTCTTAACTGGATCGGGTGGGAATACCTACTTTAAAAACGCAACAACTGAACGACAACACTTAACAGAAGATGGATACAAGTACGTCACCGCGCAACTTGTTACTGCTCTCACGGCATGATCTACCTCGCCGTCATCGTCCTATC